TGTACGATAGAAAACAAGAACTACTACAAGAAGAGTTAACAAAGTTTACTGATAGCTTCTATAAACGTAAACGTGATAAAGCGATCCTTTGGACGTAACGTTGTTACTTAGTTAACAAACTCTCTTACCTACTAGTTAACTTCTGTTATAACTGTGATGAAGTAGTTAGTTTAAATACAGTAATATGTTATCGTTATTAGTTATAGGTTTATTTATAAACACACCTATCCTTAAATCTGTTAGAAAGAAAACGACTATTATAACGAAACGTTAAACGTAAAAAGCGAAAGAACGAAGTATGAGCTTTTTCAACAACTGATTATAACGACGACGTTTTAGAGTATCCGTTGTTGTTAGTTGTTTTGATGAAGAGCTACTAACGATAGATAGTTTCTGTTAGACGAAACGTTATGACTGCACTCCAGTTGCCACGGTGGCATTATACCTTTATAGAACCCATACGGGATGTATGTCAAGACTAGAGTTATAAGTCGTTGTTAATGAATGAATAAAAAAGCGTGTCAAAATGTCACACCTAAATTAAAGCAACAGTCTTTACTACCTAACGTATTTGTTATATAGTGTAAAGTACTATGGATAACAATAGCCAGACTGACGCTCTTATGTTTGATTTAGATAACCTCATACGAAGGTATCAACAAGAGTACGACCTCAACGATCAGACAATAGTCGGCGTGTTAGAGTTCGCTAAACTGACCGTTTTAACAGACGCTGAGATCATTTTTAGTCCCGAAGATTTAGACGAAGACGACGACTTAGAAGACTACATCAGCCCGCAGTTCTGAGAATTTGGTGAAAAAATCTGAACGGCTTACGCTATATACGCGGTCGTTGTTACCCCCCGAGGCACCCCTAGATTTTTACTGAGGCGGGGTGGCATTTGCAAAGTTGTTTCATAAGTTGTTGATTACCAGTGGGGTTCGTATAATATTGATTATGTCTAATTTACACGAGTAAAGCTGGCAAGTCATTGTTTATCAATAGTTTATGCAACAAGATAGTTTGTTATCTTTAGCTTGTTAGCCTATCGTTCGCAAATCGCAAGATCACTAGGTCAAAATGCGTCAAGGGTTGGCGTCAATCGTTCGGCTTACTGCAAGTCATTTGCATCTAGATTTATCGCTTTCAGCCGTCACCTCTTTTCCAAATATGGAAGTCATTAGTCATTCTGCTAGCTAATAAGACTTGCTAATAGTTACCATTAGAAACACAGCAAAGTGATAAAAGTTAATATTTTGTTCTCGTAATAACTCTATAAGTACTATCTAAGGTGTTTTTATTAACTCATTATTAACAACTCACACAAAAACATTACTTATGAAAAACGACAATACATACAACGGATGGACAAACTACGAAACATGGCGTGTAAACCTAGAGCTATTCAATGGCGACGACGAAGCATGGCGTCATGGTAGCTCGGATGGGATGCGTGAATTTGCAGAGGAATTAATTGAGCAAAGTACTGATGAAGGCATCGGCAGAGATTACGCAATGGCTTTCCTTCAAAATGTAGACTGGCAAGAAATAGCAGAACACTATCAACAAGATGAAGAGGAGGTTGCATAAAATGAAAAACGAAAAGACTATAGACGAACGATTAAAAACCTATGCATTAGCACAAAAGCCATTTAATGGCGTTGAGAGCGTAGCGAACATAGATGACAGCCTTGAAAGACATCTACCAAAGACAAGCGGTAAGACTTTCTTGCTCTACTTGTTACTTTCTCCACTTTTGGCGTGCGGTGCATGGCTATTATTGATTTGGTGCATGATTTACACTGACGCTAACTAATAGAAAGAAAGGAAAAAACCAATATGAACAAATTCAAACTATTACTAGAAATTAACCAAGATCAATTTGACGAACTGAAATATTTAATTGATTTACAACTTGCAGAAGATACAAACCTTGTAAAATACAATGAGGACGAGGAATTGATTGAATCCTTAAAAGACCTTAGAAAACAATTGAGTTACCCAAATATACGAGATGAATAAACCATTACTATTACTCACCCTACTCTTTACCAGTTGCAACCATTACAAGCTAACTGACCATCCTTTAGATACTTGTCCGAGTGATGAAGGCTTTTCTTGTCCGATTGACGGAAGCCCTTGTCCCTTTTGTACAACCGATAACCAATAGAAAACCGATACAATGACTATTAAAGAACAAGAAACACTAGACTTACTTGTCCGTAAACTTATTAAGACCGTGCATGAGGATGCAACTGAATCCGATTTAGATTGTCTTGTCGATGACTTCCACAATGACTTTATAAATTATGAGTGCAGGGAATCCTTAAAGAACTGGCATAATGACCAAACCGAATAAACAAGAGCAGTTACCGAGCAAAGCGAGTAAGTGCGATGGGAGCAAAGCGACTGCCGTCTGCAAACACTGCGGACTAACGCTTCAAGGAATGGAAAGAGAAGGTGAGGATATATGCGTATCGTGCCTTGCCGATCTATGCTTTAAACCTAGTGCAATCATTAAGATAGGTTGCATTAAACAAACAGAAGCTGACAACGAACAGGAGGAAACCGACCAATGTCAATGATAACACTCTTATGTATTGTATTTATATTCGTTTTGTTTATCAGCATGCTTTACTCCGATTAATAAACCGACAACCAATAAAAAACCGATGAAATTAAACCTAACCGAAGAAACCAAAGAAAACATACGTGTCCGTGCAAAACAGCACATCAATTCAACCGATCCATCAACCGACCACTGGGATTCAATAGAGACTCCCGACGGTTTTGTTGACTTTAATATATGGCAAGACGACGACTACAAAGGTGGCGAGTGGATTGTCACTTGTTACGATACCTATTGTTCAACCGATGACGGATGCGTACACACTGACACTTCAACTTTTAAAAGGATAGCTTTGCAATGAGCCGAGAGATAACTTTAGAACCAAGCGTAATGATTGAAGAACTTATGTTTTACATTCACCAAGAGGAGATGGGAGGAGATTGCATTGACCCATCGAATAGGTTTTTTCCCTTGTACTTAGAACTACAGAAATTAAAGGATAAGATTGACAACGATAAGCATGATCTTTACCACTCCGTAACTGCGGATGAAACTAAATAACAATAAAACCGATATGAACGCATTAGAACACGCATTAAAATTCCTTGAATCAAAGAAAGCTGAACTTGTATTAGAAGAACAAATCGCAGATTTACACGATGGCTTTGAAGAACGACAAGGTGAAGTAGCTTACGAAGATATAGGAACTGAAGATGAGATAGAAGTAGGAGGTAAAACATTTGTTGATAGTCGTAAGATAAATCATCAAGGTATTACTGAGTCTGCTCAAGAGTGTGCCGCACGGTCGTATCAGTCAGTGACTAACTTTATTAGCTTTTTAAAAGAGTTAAAATGGAGAGACTTTGATTTTTATTCTGATACTAAAATTACTGTTGATAGGTCATATAAGCATTACGATGAAAAGTTAGGGTGCAGACCGGACGGGTTTGAGTTAAGAATCATTCCTTATTCAGAAAGGACGGGCAAGGTGAAGGAGTATGTAGGTAGACCTTACTATCAACTAGGATTAAGTGAAGATGGGAAGGAATGTGAAAGTGTTTATAACAAGGTTAATTTCTTAGAAGTTGATGAGCTTAGGGACAAGAAAGAGTTTTACGCAAAAAAAGAAAGGTTTGATTACATATGAGAGACTACGATAGCTGGCTAACTAGCTTCCTTGACTACGAGGACGACGACGGATTAACCGACGAAGAACGAGAAGAACTTAAAGATTTGTACGAAGCTTGGGTAATAGATCAGTACGAAACAAACAAACAATAGACTGAGAGAGATGGAAGAAACGGACGAACACGAGGAGGTATTGGAACATTTAGACGAGTCCATATCTGCACTGGTCACGAAAGGGTACGACTTTTTTTGGAGTAATAATGAGTTGTGTTACGATAGTGATTTAAAGGTTGTACGATCTGACCGACCTCGTGTTCGTCCTCGGACGTGGTTTTGCCACATGAATGGAGACGAACGAGAACGACTGACAAGAGAAGCAAAGTGAATGCAATCGAAGCAGAGATGAAACGATGGGGACGAGCTACCTATCGCCAGTTCCAACAAATCTACAAGGAGAGTGAGCGTGGGTCGGAGATGGACAGCAGTAAGCGTGTGTTAAGTAAGCTTGCACCACAACTAGCACAACCGATAGAGGACTTCTTTAACCGCTTTGCCAGTGATGATAGTCCGTCCATGCCGATATGGTTGTGTTACATAGCAGACTTTCACCCACAAATGGTAGCACAGATAGCTTTAAAGACGGTGCTTGATAAGATGTACGCAGAGACCCGACACTTTAGTCGGTTGGCCTCGGAAGTAGGAAAAGCATTTGAAGAGATCGCACGACAAAGAGTAGCTGAACACACCGTGCCTAAGAATAAGATGTTCAGCGTTCAAAAACCGAAGAGTAAACGGTCAAAGATGCAACGATTTTACACGGTTGAAAAGAATAACCGACGGTTCACGTGTTGGGAAACAAGGTTGAAGGTATCGTTAGGGGCGTGGTTGTTGGGAGAGATTGAAAGACACACAGGACTGATAGAGTTTCGTATTGAACGGTTCGGAAAGAAGCAACGAAAGATTGTTACCTTGTCAGCACAGTTTAGTGATTGGGTCCGACGGTTTGACACATGGAAAGAGATGCTTGATCCGATGCGTATGGCGTTGCCGACAAAACCGAGAGACTGGGTAGACTTTTACAACGGTGGGTATGAGAGCTTTGACGATCCGTTTGTTATGAACCGACCGAACGGTAGCAACTACGAGTTTGCAAGCATGAAGAATCTTTACGTGTCCGTGAATAACATTCAGCAGGTAAAGTGGAAAATTAACACGAAGATTTTAGATGTTGCTCTAAAGTGTTACGAATTAGAACGGGTCTTTGACTTTCATGAGATACCACTGCAACCATATTTAGAGAACGGACACGAACGACCTGAAGAATTGCGTGAGTGGAAGTTTAAACAGGATAAGATACGACGACGAAACGAAAGTAACCGTAGCAAAAGGCTACAACACGCTAAGATATTACACTTAGCTAAGAAGTATAAAGAGTGGGACGATGTTTACTTTCCGGCACGGGTTGATTACAGAGGCAGGGTATACTATATGCCAGCTTATCTGCACCCACAAGGTAACGACTTAGCACGTGGTCTTTTGTTATTCGGTGATGGTCAACAGGTTATGGATGAAGACGACCTTGAACGACTGTTGATCCACGGAGCTAATGCGTGGGGTATAAAGGGTAGTATTGAAGAACGGTTGCACTGGGTGGGTAAACATCAGAAGTGGTTCCTTGAAACAGCTGAAGACCCGATGACGAACGACTGGTGGATGGAAGCGAGTGAACCGTTTGGATTCCTAGCATTTTGTATTGAGTATGAGACGTACACAAAGGAAGGATATGGTTACGTTTCTCACTTTCCTGTACGTATGGATTGTAGTAACAACGGTATGCAGATACTACATTTGTTATTACGGGACACACGTCACGCCAAGCACTGCAACTTGATAGCTGACCAACCAGTAGGAGATATGTATCAACACA